CTTCATATTCAGCGGGGTCCGACAATTGGACAACCATGGATAATTTCCGTGTGCTACTATTATACCCGCCGAAATCCATATGCCAATCATAGTGTCCTTGTTCCTCTGCATTATACTCAGTATACTGCAGGCAGTCTTCCAATGTTGTGATATGAAAGCCCCACATTTCTTTATTGGCTGTTTTCATTAATTGTGTTAATCTGGCGTAAATATCGCGGGTTTGGTCATTATTTTCCAGCCATTTGATTTTACTGCTGCGGTATGATTTATCAATTTCACCGCTAATATTTCCGTCGATGGGGTCAATGGTGGCTGCGATTTTGTGGATTTGTTCAATTTCGTCAGCTTTCAGGACGCCCCTGAAAAAATAATAATTCACCATGTTCTCATTTTTATCCAATAAACTCATTTTTATTATAATATGGCGGGAATGTTTTAAGTTGTGCTAATCATACATTGCACAATCTTCATTATCTATTCCAAATTTTTTTAATATTTTTATGAATTTTAGAAAGATCAAATTTATAATCTAAAAAATTAGGCTTAATTTCATAAACTTTATAATTAGTATTTAATCTTAAATATTTTTTTCTCTTTTCATCAATTTCTTTTAAATCATCTAATTTATTTAAATTGTTTCTATAATATTGAACTAACGACCATGTATCTTTTAATATAGGTATTATTTTATTTAAGAAATCATGATTTCTTTTAATTGGTAAGTTATGTGCAATTTTTAATTTCCAATATATAATTTTATTAAAATAGTAATCTTTAATTTTAGTTTTATCAATCATTTTTAAAACCCAATCATTATATTGAGATTCATCCATATCTAATCTTTTAGGATAAATATATTTACTTTTCCACTCAATATTATCACCATCAAATTCAGGTTTAAAATTTTTAGGATAATATTCAAGTATTATTCCTTTTCTTATTTTATTACTTATTATAATTTTTTCTTCTTCATTATATATAATACAATCATCAATATCATTTATATAATTATTTCTTGACGAATATTCTAATAATGTGCATTGCCAGAAATCACAAACATTTAAATCACAACATTCTAATTGTTGTTGCACTTGACAATAATAATAAAATGGACATATATCTGTTTCTTTACCTTTTAATACAATTGCTCTTTTAGCAGGACATTTTATTTCTAACATTGTTCCTAATCTTGGTGAAAATTTATTATCTAATGTATATTTTGAACATATACCATCTGGTGATGCCCCTAAATAATTATATTTATCAGAAGGTAATGCTCCAAATTCAAAAACTCTAATATTAAATACATGTTCGTATATTAATGTTGCTATTTGTTCATATTTTTTACCATGATGAACATTTTCATTATCTCTAAATGGAAAATTTGGATCGCATTTTTTTAATATAAAACCTTCAACTGTTTCATATGGATTCATATCTATAGCCGCTGCAGTATCTGATGCTGTAACTCTATTATATCTATAATCATACCATTCTTTAGTGCGTTGTTCGGGTTGTGGCAATAATCTTAATTTATTAAATTTAGATTCTAATTCTTTAAATTCATCAGGAACATCAATATCAGGATATTTATCTTCAAATTCTCTAAAACAATTTTGTCCATCATCAAAACATAAATTATTATTTAAAATAAACTTTTTTTTAAATAATCTATTTAAAATTTCATCAATTTCATCTTTATCTATTTTTAAATTATTTTCTATTAATTTTTTTAATTCATTAAATTCATTATAAGAAAATTTATTTTTATTAATTAATTTTTTAATATCTTCAATATTATTATTAATATAGCCAAACATTATAAATAAAGTATGTTAATCTTTAATTAATTTTTTTTTCAATATTTATTAAATTATTTACACCTTCATAAAGATTTATTAATAAATAAAATATTTTTATCTTATTAATGGTTGAAATATTTTTTCAAAAGTTTAAATTGTTAGTCTCATTTAAAACTACTATTTAGTCTTCAATGATTTAGAAATAAATATAGTTATAAACACAATTTTTACACCCTTGAAGATTTGCTAATAAATAAAAAATTAAAAATTTTTTATTTATTAGTTACAAAATTAAAAATTTTTTATTTATTAGCAAATCTTCAAGGATGTAAATAAATATTTACTTATTTTTTGAAAGTAAATAATTTTTTTTTGATAATTTTTTTTTTTCTTTTTCAAATAATCTTCATTCTCTTCTATATGATAATCTTTATAAGGTTCTTTATCAAACATTTCGGGATTTTCAATTTTTAACAAAACTACAAACGCATCTAATAATCCTAATCTATCTATATTATAATATATACATAATCCATTATTTTTATATTCTCTAATTTCTTCACGCATTTTACTAACAAATGGATAATGTTGTTGTTCATATTCTGAATATATTAATTTAGTTTTATACATCGTGAAACTTTCATTGTAAACACAATTTAATTCACATAATTCAAAATACTTATATTTTTCTGTTGTATTATTTTTAATGAAAGTATATTCTAAAGTACAATCTTCTATTTTATTAAACCATATTAAAAATTCTGGTTTTGAACCATCAAATAATAATTTTTCGAAGTTATATATTTTCATTATTAGCTAACAATGGCTACGGTATTAAATTAAATATATAAAATTATATATTTAATTTTTCAATTTTTATAAATCATAAAATATTTTATAATAAATTTAATTAATGTTTTATTATATTATAACTATTTTATTTAGTGTTAGATTTATTAATGAACATTATTATCAAATTTATAAATTATTTTATGTAATTTTATTATATTTTTAGTAAAAAGAATTATATTATATCATACAGATTGATAATATATTTTACACCTTTGCACATTTAAAACACCGAATAAACAGCATATATATAAAGATGCAAAAATTTGGTTAGTATCCATCGTGGAATGGATATGAAGTTTTAATTGGTATAATATGAATTGTTTTGCACTAAGGCGTAACCGACTGACATCGTAACAATTCAAACCAACGTGGAACAGATCTTTACAGGTCTTCTAATGTTCATTGTTATTATTATATAATTTGTCTTTATATTGGTTTTATAAAAACTAAATTTTGACGTTTTAAATGTGCAAAGGTGTAATAGATTTTATTGTAAAATATAAAATTGTAGATAATAATTATATTCTTTTTTTCATCTCTAAATATTAGCTTTAGTATTTCCTACAGATTCTCTACATATCGGACATTTATAATTATATTTGTCTAAATAATTTTTTATACATGTTTCATGAAATTTATGATTACATTTTAATTCACATATTATTTCATCTTCTTTAATATTATCAAGACAAATACAACAATTAATACTAACAGTAGATATATTATTATATGTTTTTAAATTTTTTAAATCTTCATTATCAAGTGAAATAACAACATCGTCAAATCTATCAAATCTTTCCGATATACCAATAAATTGTGAAATTATATTATAAAAATTATTTAAATTATATTCTCTATATTCATTAATAATATCATTATTAATTTGATTATCGGGAATATTAATTAATAATCTATTATCATTTTCAATATTATCATCATCAGTATTATCAATATTATTATCATCAGTATTATTAATATTATTCAATTCATTAGGAACATTATTCAATTCATTAGGAACATTATTAATTAAATATCTATTATTTATTATATTAAATAATTGATTCTCAGAATCATTTAAAAGGAATATTCTAACATCTTCAATAATTGAAAATTCAATATCAATTAAAAAATAATTATAAAAATCAAAAATTATATTATTAATTGCGTTTATGTAATATTTAATTCCTGGATTGAAATGCGCAACATCAGCTAATCTAATATGAACAAATAAATCATTATTTTTGTTATATCGCTCTTTAAATGAATTATTACCAATAATATTTGATTTTATTTTATCTTTCTGTAAATAATTGTATAAAAAAATTGTTATTTCTTTCGTCTGAAAATAATTCTTGTTTGGGTTTAAATTATAATTTAATTCATCACTATTGTAAATAGTAAAGTAATTATCATCTGTTAAATCTTTAATACAGTTATATGAATTGCTTCCACTAAATAATTCAATTCCTAAATTGTTAATTAAATCTTTATTACTATAATCAACTTTTAGATTTTTTTTTTCAGCTAATATAGAAACTGCTAAGTTTCGTATAATTTGATTTCCTAATCTACCTGGACTTTTAATTGTTGAAGTCATATAATTTATATTTTTTTTTTCAGCTAATATAGAAACTGCTAAGTTTCGTATAATTTGATTTCCT